AAAGGGCACTGACTGAATATCCTTCCCTTTTCCGCGACCGACGGATGCGTATGGCCAGACCTTCCCCAAGTAATCTGCCACTATGCGTTCTGTCGCGAAACCTCTGTACTTCCTATGCTGACTAGCCATTGACTGCTTTACACTTATTGCACTGCCATGTAGCAGTCGGCTTGATTAGCCCATCTTCAGCTACTGTAAAAGTTAGATCATGAATCATGGTAGGTGCATTACATAACTGGCAAGGCACTTCACTAAACAGTGGTACTTCTTCAAGATTAACCCAGCCATAAGGTGTGTGTACTTCGATGTAACCCATTATTTTATCCATCCTTCTTTGAGGCAACAATCACACCAATTCCAGTCATTCTCATTGTTTCCGTTTGTCCATAAATGACCAAAAAGAAAACATTTCAAATTGAATTTAACTTGCACTTCATCGTTTAGTTTTCTTAAATCAGCTGGTAATCGATTTTTTGTCATTATACCCTTGCCTTTTGTGGCTCCCATTTGCCACTGCTTGATAGGTTGTACCAATGCGTTGGACACTTATCCATCCCACCACTTTGACCTTTGGTGGCACAGAAGAATCCTGCCCAGTCTTTGCCTGTCTTAGCAGAATGACCAGTGCGCCATTCCATGTGCCCATGATTACATGATGGTGCATCTAAAGCTTCAGCAGTACCTAGAATCTCTGTAACTGTTGCCATAGCTGCATCTAGTGTTAGCGGCGCTTGTGTTGTCTTAACGCTTGCTCCAATAGGTGTTGTCCAGTAATCGACATCGCCCTCTTTTATGTCCTGTGGTGCAGGTGCTACTTGATCCTTTACTACTTTAAGAGCTGGATGGTTGGGTGAATTGACCTGTGCCATATTTTGTTTAGTGGGCTTCTTTTGTGTCTCTAAGACTAGCGATAATGCCCTTCCGATTGCGCTCGAGCAAGTATCTTCGACATACCATTTACGCATGCCTGTGTTAAACGTAGAAGCATCACCGAAAGCATAATCAACGCCTGCAGGCAAAGTGTCAATAGCGTTACGATAAATCTGCGCCGAAATAAGGACGATGCCCTTCTCTGGATTAAATTGGATAACATCAGTAACAATCCTTCCTTCTGGATAAGCCTTTTGGAATCGCAGAACTCTAGCTGCAACATCTTCATAATCGTCTAGGTTAAACATATAGTTCATTCTCCTCTGTAGCTAGTTGCCCCATTAAAGCGATATAGGCTGCTCCATCGATGTAATTATCTGGCTTATCGATTGTGCCTGTACTGGCTCTGGCAATCTTGATGAGCGCGAGTATTGCACAGACTTGATAGTCCTCGACTGGATGCTGTAAGTATGCCGAGATGAGCATTGCTGCGTGTTGCATGTTATCTGCTGGGTGGCCGTAGTCATTAAGACCACGATCTTGAATGATGTCGGTTGCACTTTGTAAAATCTCCTGATATTTCATTCTTCCCAGAACTCCTGTCGATTAATGCCTCGGCCTCTATGCCAGCCATCGCGTTGGCCGCGTTCATAGCCCTGTCTATATGATGAAACTGACAATACTGCAAGGCTGATTAATGCGCCAAGAATACAGATAATAAATAGCTTGTCATTGTTACTCATGCTGCTCCCTTTCCAGCAATATCTTTGCTGTTGGGATTAGTGTGGCACAGGCTTTGCTAAAAACCTCGACCATTTTGATAACGATATGGTAACGAATCTACCTCATCTAGCATCGTGTCAATGGTGCGAGTCACATCAAGTGTCAAATCGTCCATAAGAGTGAATGTACCCTAAGACCCTTAAAGGTACTTTTAGGCGTACAACTTCCCGTACAAGGTGAATGACCCATCCTTGTTTATAGGCACAAGCATAGGGCTAACCCTATCGCCATGAGTTTCTATGACTGCCACGCTCATCTGCCAATTAGCGCTTCCAGCCTTCAAATAAGAGGCTTTCTTCTTATCCATGACATTACCTGCCTCTAAGCCCCAAAGAGTCCTGTATGAGGCTCCTATGCCCTCTGTGAAGGCACTAATGCCTGCCCTGTGGGTATGTCCGCAGACTACAGACTTGCCGAACTTTTTAGCCAGCCCTAGAGCTGTGAGTCCAGCATTGCTGTTCATTGATCCTTCATCGCCGTGAACTAAGACCCATCCCTTGTGAAACTCGAATGGTCTTTTATGGAAGCGGATTCCGAGTCCGGCGAAGTCCATAAACTTTGCGTATTCCAGCTCTGGTAATCCGATGAGGCTAGGTGCGCGTAATAGCGTGTTGTATAGGCGGTCTGTGTGATTGCTGCGAGTGACATCTGTTGTGCCGAGTTCATAGAGAATATCCTGCGCAAGGCTTCTGTCAGCATCTAGTGTGCCTTCCCACTCTAACTTAGTACCCTGCGCCCATCGGCTCTGTGACTGCATATCTAGCTCATCGCCTGTATTTAGGATGAGGTCGAACTTCTCTCTTTTGACTAGCTTGATAAGATTCTTAACGGCTTGCTCATGGTGATATGGGATTTGTAAATCCGAGATAACCAGGTATCTGCGTTTAATCATCATCCTCATCTTCATAATCGCCGAACTTCTCTGGATCGACTGGAGATGGCAATATCCAAGCTGGATAAGATGATGGCTCTGAAATCATAAACAGAGCAACACTATCTGCAAAGCCTGCTTTCCTTAGAGATTTGTAATACTCATAGATTCCAATGCAGTAAGCATCGAGAGCTGAGTAGCCTTGATCCTCTAAAGCCTTAGTTGCTTTTCTTGCCATGAGACTATTGTTACCTCTCTAGGATACGAAGTATTGTATCAACACGCCCTCTGAGTTCTGAAATCTCATCGCGCATTGAGGAGCCGCTATTGGGCTTGAGTTCGTTTAGATAGTGCTTTACTAACCATCGCACTGAGCCAATAAAGGAACCAATGATTGTCGTAGCAGCAACTGCAAGAGCTGCTAAGTCCATCGTGCTCATTACTCTTTGGAGATGACACCGAATGACGAATCTTTCGGATCAAGTGCTCGCGCCAAAGGAGCCACCATAGCACCTAGAAGGATTGCATATTCAGGCTTAATGTCTGCTACCAATGCCAACATGACAGTGATTGTTGCTGTGCCTACTGATCGTAGGTAGCTCTTAAAAGCCTCTTTGAACTTAGGGCTGATTTTCATTGTTCTCCTATTTTGGCTAGTTGTTGGACTCTAAACATTTGACCCACCTAGAAGTGGAATCTGAAAAAACTTTGAATCTTCATCGCAAGACTTCTTAAACGAGATGTGGATGTGGTGATTGTGGGGATTGATTCCACGAAACTTGACCCATCTCCAGAGTGACTTAGCGGATGCGATTTTGCCCATGTGGATAACATAAGATACTCGTCCGTTTGATTTGCCATAAGCTCGTATTTGATCTGCAAGATATACGCCCGTTGATTTTGACTTATTAAGGTCAGCATCAATGTCGATGGCGCGTACCCATCCTTGAGCATCTGGATTGTGATCAGACTTAATTTTAGAGTGCTTGCTATCACCGAGCCACCCATCGGAGTTGCGAGAACGATCTGGGAAGGAATCATCTATCTGCTCTCTTAGTTGAATAGCAGATTTAGATAGACGAATCTTCATCGGGCTTAACCTTTGGTTTCTTTGGAGCATCGAGAGGAATAAGTTTGAGTCCTAAGAATGCCTCAGCTTGTGCTTGGTCATCTGCTTCAATAATTGCATCTGTACCTTCAACGCTAAATCTACCCATTTGTTGCATCCTTTTCTAATACACCTATTGAAATCAAATACTCTTCAGTTGGTGGAGTAAATATCTCTCCATCATAGGTAGCCCATCTTGGAGGAGCTTGTGCCTCACCCAGCCAAATTGCTTGATCATAATTTTGCTCAACACAAATAAGTTGCGCTAGTTCATCATTTTGTTCGGCAAATACGGCAGAGTTTTCTACGCGATTTGCTACAAGGAATGTGTAATATCTCTCAGCCATTGTTTATCTCCTTATGACCAATATGTAACGCGACAATAACCTGAACCCCCAGCATTACCGCGACCGCTTGCACCTGCGCCTCCGCCACCGCCTGAGCCAGTGTTTGCAGTTGCAGCAGTCCCAGTTGCACCGCCTGCGCCACCGCCACACGATCCAGCTCCGCCGCCAGTTGCTCCGCCACCGCCGCCTCCGCCTGCAAAACCATTTATGCCTGCGCCACCGCTACCTGATCCAACGGCAGTAACAAGATTACTTCCAGAACCGCCCACGCTACCTTGACTGCCATTTCCGCCTGGGCTTGACGCAGAAGTTGGTGTACCTAAAGCATTTGCGCCGAGACCACCTGCTCCTCCGCCTCCACCAGCACCAGAAGCATTTGTACCGCCTGCGCCGCCACCTGAGCCGCCATTGCCTCCGATAATAGATGTGTTAAGACCGCCTGCACCGCCTCCGTTAGCTGTTGCTAATGCGCCA